CATCCCTGAAGAGTCACAAGGACTCCCACGGTATGGTTGGTTAGACCACACCCACCATCTCCCTAAAAGGGAGCGGACCACCTGGTCTTGATGCGAGCGGACACAGGACGCCCTGCACGTTGAAGGTGTCTTCTATCAGCGAAAGGTTCTTCACTGAGCTTCAAGAAGAACTTCATCAAGGCCCCGAAGTCTTCCAGGTTTGACGCTGGAAGCTTCCGCTTAACTACAACGCCCTTGACAAGAGGACGATGTAGGTCAGTGTCATGACGTGTTCCCTGGCTAGGGGAATCATATTCATGACGGCCCAGTAGAACCGATGAGCTAGAGGGGTTTCCCCCAACATCTAGCTCCCACTCAACACAAGGAAAGGGGATGAGCTTCCCAATCAGAGTGTCAAGATGGTCAACGGCGTCATAATAGGAGAGATGAAACATCTGATTCCTAAGTGACACCAGAGACTCCAGTTCAGCAACGTGCAGTTTCGTTCTAGGTAGGAGGCGACGTACTCGGGCCACAGTCACATCGTGGCCGTCATAGTACTCTTTACCACAAGACTCTCTGAACTTACCAGTCCAGAAAGACTTCTTGGTATTGACTACAAACCCAAAAGTTTGTAGCTCCTCTAGAACGAATTGCACAAATTCTACGGGAACGATGATATCGTCACCGTAGACGCGCACCTTACCCCAAAGGGAAGAAATATCTCTCTGGGTCAGAGGTCTGTTAAGCGCTCGTTCGATTCCCATAAAGATGACTGTCGTAAAGACCAGTGCCTCAAATGGGAAACAGAGCGCTGAACCCATGGACGCGAACTTCGCGAGTCGGAGACGTTTCTTAACTCCGACTTCAAGAAGAACATCAGCCTTCCGGCTCCTAGTAGCGTCTACAACCGCAAAAAGATGCGGATGATTCGCTAATAGGAGACGTACATGCTGATTCGAAACCCTATCCGAAGCCTCACTCAAATCAAGTGTGGCAAGAGCTCCCGTAAGGGAGCCCTCTCGCGCGAGCCATTGATTTGGCACTTGCGATTCGAACATGACGAGATGCCTCGCATTGTCAGAGCGAGGAATCTCCTTCATTATCATAGCGAGAACCCCTTGCTGCATGTACTGCATACAAGTAGGTTCAATGGCTATGATACGTGGGGTTTTGAGCGTTTTGGGGACGAGGACCACCCTTACGGGGACCTCATCCCTAGGTTCGAGGATAGTAACTCCGTCAGAGTCCTTCAAGAAGGACTCACTTGGAAAGATGTTCTCCCAATGAGACATCAGGGGGACATCCTCCAAACGACGGGTCCACAGCATCTGCTTATACTTCGCGTTGCCGCGAAGATAATCAGCCGTGGCGCCAGGACCGTGTCTGGGTTTGACTCCATCTGCATAGACTCGAGAGTCTATAGCAGAGAAAAGATCAGCCCAAAGTATACGGCCGACGCGAGCGAAGTTCTGGAGCCTATCAGGTTCCGAGACTAAGCTTTTGTCAAACTGACGTACTTCCTGCTCACACTTGATGTACTTATCCAAGGCTGCACGTTCCCGTTTGGGAGTGCAACGTATCTCGATCTTGCTAAACAGCAGAGTAATCTGCCGAATAGCTTGAATAGCGATAGGATTAGGCTCATCAAGTAACAAACCACTAGTAGAATCGAACACACACCCAAGGAAACCCTGAAGAAATTTAGGGAGACCACCAGAACCGGAAAATCCGGTGAACTGGTCGTGGGTTACTTTTCCCTGTTCCAGACTTTTTTCGAAGTCTGTACACATGGAAGGTAAGGTTATCGTCAAAAACGATAACCCCTCGTGTTCTATTCGTCGCTGGATCGTTTTTAGATCCCGCGTGGTGCTTGTGCCGCATCTGGTCCCCGCCTCGGCGAGGACCACCTGCAGAAGCGCGATCAGCCTTTTCATGCAGCCCCACTTTCTTAGAAGGTAGGTGGTGCATGCCTAGCCAGATCGTAAGAACAGCCGGGAGAATGCCAATCAACGCGACTGTGACGGCCGCGTCGATCTAGTTCTCTCCACCCAAAAGTTGGGTGACCTTAGCGCCAGAACTCGCAGTAAGATACGCAACAAGCGCATCAACTACGATTTTGGCCTCAGCGACCGTGAACCCATTAACAGGCGTATCCACAACGACATATGCTGTCATTGAGTTACGAACACTGTTAGTGGGAACAAGCGGATCAGCTGAGACCTTGTTCTGGATCAGACGAACCTGTCGACGAGTCCTTTTGCCATAGGCATGGGAAACGTCCAGCTTCACGGTACCATCAGCGGAAGTGAAACTTCCGTTAGTAGGACCGGAACCAGTTCGTGGGAGTGAAGTCACTCCCGCGATGGCAGAAATTGTCTGAGGGTCAGCATACGACATGGCAACGCTTCTTTCAGGTGTTGTGGGCTGCGCAGATTTTGCGCATTAAGCCCAAGCCTGGGAATAACTTTAAGTGGGATCAACCACCTGAGTCATTTCCCAAGCTCCGCGGACTCTTAGTAAGACCAAGAGCCGCTAGTATGGCCCAACGTTGAGGCGAAAGCTGTTCAACGTCGATGCCAAAACCATACGGTGTTGCCCGCCGCCGATTCTTATGGATATAATCCACAAAAACGGTAGCGGATCCTGGACCAGTACCATTAACTGGTATTAGCCCAGAACGCGTATAGGTACGAGTAGCACGAGTTTCGTGCATCACGTACCCATACTTCAACACTAAGCTGTCGCTGGATAAAGCCTCTGCGTTGGCGATAAAATCGCCAACATTAGAGAACCAGTCAATCAGCCAGGACCAGGGCGTCAGTTCCCAGAGGGTCTCGACAGAAAATCGAGTACCGAGAAGGTGATTAGCCAACTCCTCCCACCTGTCTAAAGTACCCAGAAAACCTTGGGCACGATGGACATAATAGGTGAAAGCTCCTGAGAACCATACCCGACTTCGAATGATGTCGGATATATCGACGTCCCCACTAGGGTTACTAAAGAATGCAGACGCAGGATTTCCAGAAGTGATAGGGTAACAGGTAGTCATACCCAAACCCGCACTAACTGGATCCTGCTGAACGAATTCTGTAGTTTCCCCTAGCGAGCGCTTGCGGTGAACAAGATGTTCACTATCACGAGAGTACTGTTTGGCTAATGAATTAGCCTTGAGTACTCCGCGAGCCAGTTTCTGAAGATCCGCTATAAACGGCTTCACTCCAAACTCTATATTCAGGTGTTCAGCACCAACATTAGCGGCGCTGAAGTGACCCGATTTTAGAGTGTGGAGACCGAGGAGTGCGGGCAATTTCTCCCGCATCTCACCGACGAACTGGGCAAGACTCGCCTCAGCAGCGGTCGGTAACGCGGACTTGATTAACGATGTACCATCAGCATCCATCTGGTTGCCAGTGGGCAAGGTTACATCAGGTCCGGTCATCGAGGAAAGGGCCATGGGAAGAATTATCCCATTATAAACCCAAACCGACGGTGACCCAAAGAAGTCTAACCTTACCGCTCTACTATGTAGATTGGCATAGGTATAGATATTCTTCGTCGACCAGAACTCATGACCAGTATCAAATGAGGATTTTGCACCTCGATCATACTGATCCTTGAGCTCTTTCAGGAAGCCACTATGACTTCCCGAAGACTGTGTTAGCTGCGACTCTTCCGGATCAGTTGAACCTGGAGGAACATAAGATCTCCAGGACCAAACTGACTCATTTCCGGTAGAGACTACCGATTCGTTCCCCTCATAGCGTTGACCCTGCCAAGTGAAATAAAACTCATCACTTTTGTAGGGTCTCAGCCGTGAAGAGGTAACCATCGGCATGATAATGGTCCTTTCGTATGGGGTTGGTGACCACTTTAACCAGGAGGAATGATTGAGACCTTGGCGCCGTGATAATACACATAATGTGCATAATCACAGGCAATCAAGGCTCGTTCCGCCACATCGCATTCGATTGCGAAATCTTTTTCGTTTAGACCTGAGACTTGCTGTAGTTTTGCGTTATCTCTAACGCGTTCTATAGCAGCCAACAAGGCTAAACAGATCTCACAATTGTCCTGCGGCATGACGCCTCCTAATAGAGTGGCTTTGCTTATGCAGGTAACTGTAGTTACCAGGCAGCACAAGCGCTGGGGAGCCCTTCGGGG